CCCAAACCGAAGCGCACTGGCTACAGAGTTTATAAACAAGACCGCTACCTTCATCTGTGCGTTCTGTCAACGCCTCTGTCTGACAAGTGCTGATTTGGCAATACTGAGTTTCTTTTTCGCTCATGTTTACCTCATGCAATCTGCGTAAATGTCTTTCCTTTGCTCGGGTGGCGCCTCAGCGAACCGTCGATCCACAACCGGACCCGTTCGTTCAAATCATCGTACACCTGCGCCGAGACGTTCTTGAACGCCCATCCCGGCCGGATCTCTTTCTGACGGCTGAGAATGTACGCCCGGACGTGGGCCTTATTCAGTAACATCTTTCCGTTGCTCATAACCGCCTGCCTTTTTCTCTGACCCACACATCAACAATCGTCTTTTCGTGGCAACGCAACGCCGCCGCCAGATCGTGCGCCGATCGCTCATCCGCCATGACGAACTCAATATCGTGATCGTCTCCGTCGAGGCTCAGGCATGTCGAGTAGGCCATGCTTTGGTCGGTCAACTTGTCGCTTCTCACCCATACCATACGGTCCATGATGATGTCCTTTTTAAAGGGCGGAGGCCCATACCGGCGCCCCCGCCTCAACAGGGTAGCCAACATTCAGACGGTCAGCAGGTCGAGCGCCCGCTTCTTGATGTTCGATCCCGGCCCCCAAATCACTTGATTCATTCGCGTGTCGGCCACGCCGCCATACTGGCTTTCGTAATACACCTTTTCGTGGTCGATGAATTCAGTCACCGCATTGTAAGCCGCCCATCGCGTCCCCTTGACGTCCGTATGATCGTTGCCCCGACCGTGGTGAAACAATCCTCTCAACGGATCACGTAACCAACTGCGGTCAATCGTATTGCCCTTTTCGTTCACGCCGTCCGGAAAGAGCTTGTTGGCGAACCTTGTGAAGTCGCTTTCTCTGAACTTCGATTTGATGAGCTTCTGAAAACATTCTTCCAGTCGATCATAATACAGGTTCGTCAGATTTAAAATCTCTCGCGCCTCTTTGGCGTGGTTCTTCCAGTGTATCGTATGGCGGATGGACACGCTGTCTGTCGCCTCAACCTTGCCCCCCCTAATTTGAAACGCGGCGCTCGCCGTATTCCAACAGACGACCCGTATCGGCGTCCATTTGATATGAAACGCCATCCCGCCGTCATGCCCCCAAATCGCCACCAGATACTTATCCACTTGATCGGGGCCGACCTGGATGCTCTCCGGCAGCTTGCAGCAGCAGAATACCCGCCGTCCGCCGAACAGCGACCCCGCCGTATTGTACATCGCCAACCCTTCACCGACCAGCGAATCCAAAAAGGCAACCGCTTCTTCGTTCTGAATCAACTCGTACCATTGCCCGACCATACCCAGGACTTTCCGGTCTTCGGTTCGCACCACGACGCGGTGCGTGTCAAACGGTTCGTATCGCTCGGCCTCGCCGTCATCAGAATATTTTTTGACATAGAGCGGCTGTTTCTCCACCTTCCAATCCAGACCGGCCAGCTTCATAGCCGCCGTGCTCGTGACTTCCTTTTCGACCTTCGTTCCCAATCCGTGCCAGGGCGCTTTACCCGCATAGAACATCCGGGCGTCGCCGTTTTCTTGGACTTCCAACTCGTGTGCCATTTGACGTCTCCTCACTTTCTGTTACCATTGCTTTCGCTACCCTTAAACGATCCCCGCCTGTTCATTCTTTAGCTCGGGGACCGTTGATCGTCACCGTGATTTCCTTTGGATTGTGCATGGCCTCATACGCCGGCCTCAGCACATACACTGAACTGAGCACCTTAGAATTCTTGTCCGGGTTGTCGAATCGGACACTGTGCTTGCATTGCTTCGTCTCTTTGAGTGTGACTTGTTGTTCTGACATAACCGTCTCTCCTGTACAACAGGTTTCTATAGGGCCCCACCTGCGGGGGCTAAGGCGGTGGGCGACATTGCAGCCGCCCAGGTCGGCGGGACTCAACCGATCTGACTTACACCGCCGCACAGCTTACAATGAACATGGTGCTTGAAGATGCCGCACGAGCACTCGCCGTCTCCAGGATAGCAGAGAAACTCGGAGTGTTCGCACGTGCACCCGCTCGACACCAAAAAGCTGCCGTACTGTTTAAGCTCTGTCTTTGTCGCTGTCTTGCGTACTCTTAGGGTCACCTTCTCGCCGTTCACGGAGTCGGCCACATACTTTGTCGGGTCTTTTCCGGCCTGGCGCCGGCCGACCCACCATTCTTCGATTTCTCCGTCGCGGATCATCACACTCTCTTTGGCTGGAGCAATGAATTGCCACTTGAACGCCTGATAATGCGCACTGGCTTCCTCTTTGGCGGCGTCCAGTGTGAGCTTGTAACTCAGGAAGTAATGCACCAGGATCGAGTACGCCAAGTCAGCCGGCCCGGATCCGCCGTACCCCATTTCAAACCCCGTCGGACTGTGACGGACAAAATGACGCAACGGATAGCTCCGCGTCGTTTCGTCGTCTCTGATTTCGACTAAGGCAATAACGCCGTCACTGTCTCGCTTCGCTTTGTAGGTCCACACGACCATGTTTACGCCTCCTTTCCGCACTCATCGCAATCACATTTTTCGATTCCATAGTCCATGCGTTCCCAAAGGTCCCGCCACAAATGGCCAATCGGCTCATCATCCCATTGGGACGCGACCAGCACATGGAGGCCCCAACCGCCCTCACAAGACCAGCAATAACCGTCCGGAGCTTCCACTTCGATATCGGTTCGGCTGTTTTCACATATCTTAGCGCCGAGCGTGGCGGCCAGCGCACGGACTCTTGACTTGATTTCGGTTATGGATTTCATTTACGCCCCCTCTCCTGTTCTGTTGGCAACGTACCGGCGGAGACACTTAGCGACATTGGATACCGCTTCTCGCTTGGTGACTTGAAAGACCTTTTGGAATTCGGTATCCGAATACCTGTCAAGGCTCTCCAGTGCCGTTGCATAGGCTATGAGCGTGGTTGCGTCCGCTATCGTTAATCTGCTACTTGCCATTGTGCTAACCTTTCAGACAAGCCGATAGGAATCGGCGGTTTTTATGGACTTCTTCAGCCATTCGACCTGACGGCTCACGCGCGGCCTTTGATGATAAAGCTGGTATGCGTACAGACTTATCGCTGCAATGAGAATTGGAATGGTCATGGTGCTACCCTTAAATGATTTGGTTTTTATTATGAATATATCTTACCGTATATCTTATGGGATGTCAATAAGATTTTATGTACTCGCCATAAATTTATCTTAATCGGCCTCTAAACTTTTGTTGTGTGATAGGTTACGACCCCTAAAAATAGTGCTTATCGCGAAAATATTTTTACGAAGTGACGACGTGGTGACTGTTTTACGATCAGTTAATACGTTCCGAATTTCAGTTCTCGAAATCAAACCTTCCTTCGGTTCATCAGGTGGGCAACGGGCGCACAAAAAACCGGCGTTCTTAGCCGCCCCTACGCAGGGTTTCAGTGCGCCGGTTTCTCCATAATAGGAAAGACACATAAATTTGTAGCTATGGCGTGTCCGGCCCCTCTGCGTCCAGACCGGCATCGCTGGCGCGGTACAAGGCGATCAACTTTCGGCCGGCAACGTCGAGCTGACGCTCCAAATCGCTGACGTCCCCTTTCAAGACCAATTGAGCTTTCACCAGGTCCCGGTAACGATCCCACAACCGACAGACCTGTGCGTGGAGTGCCTTCTGTTCTTCTAAGCGAGTCGCCATGGCGATGGATCCTTCCTTACGCTTTGAGTCGAGAGGAAGGGGTTTCCTTCTCCAACGCGGCCAGCCGCGCTTGCAGTTCGTCCCAGTCCTTTTTCTTAATGACGACCGGTGCGTCCTCCTCGGGCACCGGCGGCCTGCGCCATTGTGCCTTTTCAGCCGCCGACTGAGCGACCAGGCGCGGGGACACCGGCTGACCGGTGACGTCGAAGCCGTCGAACGCGACGTTCTGCAGGGCATCATCGGCATCACTGGCCATGACGTATTCGCCCGCGTTCGCTTGCAAGTCCATATCCTCACCCGCGCAGGTTCCATGCCGTAAAATCTTACCGTCGCCATCATACACCGTATAATTCATTTCTTGACCTCCATCCCCGACAGATAACGGCGGTCGGCATAGGTACTATTGGCAACGCTGGCCTGCAAGCGAAGATAATAGGTGTGCGCCCCGGCCGGCGGCGTATGTGTCGTGCTGAACGAACAATGCCGCCGGGCCTGGTAGGGAAAATTGATCGTCCCGGAATTCCAGATCTTATTCGCCTCGGCGGTGCCGTCCATAAAGAGCGAGTACAAATATTCCGGCGTTCCATAGGAACTGACGCGCGAGCCGAAATGCAGCTTCACCGCCCGGCCCGTTGACGTGAATGAGACCTGCTGGATCGTCACGTCGGTATCCGCTGGCGTGATTTCGACGCCGTTTCCGGTATAGGCGCTGAACGGATAGGCCGTCGCATAGTCCTGAATTTCTCCCGTTCCGACCGCCAACGCGCCGATAATGGCCAGTTTCGCCGTCAAGGTGCCCGTCTGCACGCAGCCCGCCCAAATCAATCGGAACGGTTGTGCCACAAACGGCACGCCGTCTCGGTTCTCACACACAAACCACGCGCCGTTCTGCAGGGCCGCCTGCGCCACGTCCTCGTCGTCCGTGGTCGAAAAGAGCGTCGGGGCCTCGGGAATCCACACAATAAATCGATCCGTCGTTGATCCGGCCGCAATCGCATAGGTGGTTCCCTTGTAGCGCAATTGCAGGGACTCGTCACTGTCGGTGGCCGACCAGGTCACCGTATCAACCTCGTTGCCCGCCCACGCGATATTGCTCAGCGCCGGTGTATCCGTATCGAGGGCCGGCGTTTGGTACGCCGCAATCAAATCCAGCACGTCCCGCTTCGTCGGGTATTGATGCAGTTTCTTGGGCGCCGGCGCCCACACGTATCCGGGGTTCGGATTGTACGGCTCGATAGCGTCGCTGCCGAACAGGTCTGTATCGTAGGTCTCCACGTCCAGCGTGACGAAGTGCTCACTCTCACCCTCCAGCTTAATGATCCGTCTGAGCACCGTCCCCCCGGTCGCCGCCACCCATCCGGCCAGCGGCGTGACGATAAACGTCTCCTCGATAGTCACCTCGGCGCCGACGACGGCGGCAATCGTATAGGCTTCGACCTGGATCGTTTTCGTGCTCGCATTGTACGTCCGCAGGTACAGGGCCTCGCCGACCGACGCGGTGACCGAACGGTCCAATCTCACCGTCTGAGCGTCCACCGCCGCCACCACCCGATAGGCGTCGCCCCACTCGGCCGCCGTGCTTTGGACGCGCACCACCTGCCCCAGCCGGTACCGGAACGCATCCTTGTATTGGCGAAACTGGTTGGCGTTGCGAATGAGCTGATTGCGCTTGAGGGCATGATTTTTAACGCGCTCGGCCAGCGTCCGGCTCGTCACCCCGTCCCCTTCAATCTCCACCGTCCGCTTGATGTTGCCGGCCAGGTGATTGTGTCCGGGCACCTTCTTGCGCTCGTACCCTTGCACCGCGTCCCGGTACCAGACGTTCATCCGGCCCGCCAGCTCCTCGGCCGTCGCCCAGCTATTCTTCCACTCGTCGGCGTCCACCATATTCTCGAAGGTGACCAGATCCGTGACAGAGGACACCGCCGCGTCCAGCCAGCCCGTCAACGTGGTCCCCGACCAATACAAATTCATGCGTCCGATGTGCGCCAGGCGATTCGCCAGGGTCCACACATCCATGTCGGAATCGGCGATATAATCACAGGGCATTCGTGCTTCGGTCCCGTCCGCGCCGTCGGGAACCTGCTGGTCGCACCATTGCGCCCATTCATAGAACAAGGCCGTATCCACGTTGGCCGGATTCACCCCCTCATACCGAACGATACGGTACGGCACGTCGTCGCCGTTGCCGGCAATGACCGGTTGGGTCAGGGCATCGAACACGACCCAGGCCCGGTTGCGGCTGTATTGCAGAGACCAGCTCGCTCCATCATAGACGCTGACGATCCGGCCGTCCCAAACGTCTTTGATGTTGATATCGCCGGAAAGCTGCTCGGTCCCCACGGCGATAATACTGCGGAGCACCTTGCCCGGCCGTGTAAACGCCACGTCCACCACTTCTCGAACCGACCGCAAGGCGAAATCATTGACCGTGCGCTCACTGGCACTATCCCCCGAATATTTTCTGAACCGCAGCGTGTATTGCGTGCCCCGCTCCACGGTAAAGCCCGCTTCGTTCTCCTCGACCGAGTACGCCCGGTACATCGGAGACAGTTGGGTCCCGACGATCGTGGGGTTAAAAATCGTGACCCAGTCCGTCGATCCCTTTTCCGCAATTTGCACAACGAACTCCATCGAGAGCATTCCCGCCGCGCCCGATTTGCTCCAATGACGCAGGCCCTTGGGCCACTCGACGGTGAATTCGATATTATCGAAAAAATTGTTCCGCGTCGTAAAGTACACCCACCCGCCGGCGTTGGTGATTTCGACCTGCTGTTGGTACTCCAGCTTATGCCGATCGAAGCCGGCAATCACCTCCTGATCGAGCGTCCCGCGCCGAGTGTCGGTCGTCACGCCGCTTAGCTGGCTGGACAACTGATCGTTGAGAGTCAACTGACCGTCCACCGGCCCGGCATAGGGGCCTTCCCCATAGCAGACGAGCAGATACAACACTTCGTCGCCGTTGTCGTTAACGTCCGTCCACCGGGCTACGATATTGCCGGCGTGTGGACAGCGGCCCCAGGCGCGAGGCACCGGCACCCCCTCTCGTTGCAGGGTCCGCGGCGTCCAGGCATGATGGACGGACGCATCCAGGCTGTTATCCGCCGGTTCATAGTCGCCTGAAATAAGTCGGCCCACGCCATAACTGATCGCCATCGGCAGGCCGATATGCACGAAGGCCCACCACGCCGCTTGGAGAATGAGATTGAGGAACCCCGGCTTCGGAAGGATATCCACCCGCTGGCCCGGCCTGATCCGCAAGCGACGCCACTGTGTCTGCTCGACAGCCTGCCTATCCACATAGACCGAGACCTCCTCGGCCGTCTTATACTTGGCCACCAGGACGCCCAACCGCTGCCGGCGATACGGGACCTGGTGCGCCGTCACCGGACAGCGTTCGACGGCATGGTGAAACACATGGACGTCAATCGGCTTTTTTTTACGCCACCCCATAATACCCCTTCAGGACAAGCGACCACGGTTCCAGGGTCAGACGGTCCTGCCGGACGTACCGGGCCAAGCCCTTTTCGTCCGTCGGCGCTGCATGGATAAAGTGCAATCCGTCCGGCCAGACCACGCCGGCGTGCCAGTCCCCCGCTATGGCGAACAGGACCACACAGGGCACGTGGGGCTGCTCGATTTTCCGTAATCCCCCCTGCGGATCGTCCGGCAACACCTGGTCATACAGACGCAGGATCTCCTGACAGAAGGCCCAACAGGGCCGAACCTCACCGCCCCCGATATAACGTTGATTGACCATCGCTTCAATCCGTTCGCGTCGTTGCTGCGCCTGTTCGTGGTCCATACCATCTCCTTTCTGTCAAACCTGTGTCACGGAGGGGTCCAGGCCCAACTCGCCGTTAAAGCGGGCTCCATTACGCCGCCGGCACGCCTCAATGGACCCGTCGCAGTCGGCAAAGGCAATCGTCCCGCCCCCGCCGTAGGACCCGCTGTAGCTGCCGACGTCGGACCCATCGAGCGAAAAATAGTTGCCGGCAAGGACCGTAATCGTCCAGGTCCCGTTCAAGCTCGGTGTAATGCCGGTGATGCCGGCCAGTTCGATCCTGTCCCCCGTCTCTAACTGATGGTTTATTCCAATCGTCCAGACATAGATAGGCACCGCCGGCCCGGTGACCGTAACGCCCGTCACCGTCAAGTGGGGACTGTACCCGCACTCCGGCCCCCGGTAGAGGGACGGCGTCGCGTAGGGACACATACTGCACGAATAGTGCCTCAACAGCGCCGGCTGCGTGAAGGGGTTGGGAATACCTAATTGAAACGTGGCCCATTGCCGGTCGCTTTGCGAGGCCAACACCTGATAATCGTATTCCAGGGCGGTAATCGGGTTGGTCAAGAACCGGCTGTTCACGCGAATCAGCTTTACCTGCCCGCCCAGCGCCCCCTGAGTGGCATTGATGATCCGCTCCATCTGCTGATTGACATTGCTCACCTGCAACATGACGCGGGGAATCGAGCCGTCTCCGCAAAACGGCTGACGGCCCACCTTGAAATTGGACGCATTGTATGACTGTCCGGCGTACACCACGGGTTCTGTATTGCGCGCTAAATAGCGCGATGTTTGCGTCGGGACCACGAACTGGCACAACCACATCCAGGTCCCGGACGTGTTCGGCTGAATCATGTCTGCCAGCATAGCGGGCGGAATACTCGTTTCGATGGCCGGGGCAGTGAGCGTTCCGGCCAGCGTACTGACCCCCGCCATCGTCCCCGCCAGCTCAATCGGACCCCCACGGGTCAGATGGGCCGTCAGCGTGGCCGTCCCCGCCAGCCTGCCCGATGGATAAAGCTGATCCCCCCCGGTGAGCGCTGCGGACAGTCCGGACTGCCCCGCCAACGTCCCCGCCACATTCCGCGCTACCGATGCCGTCCCGGACAGAGTAGCGCTACCCGCCAGCGTCCCGTCCAGCTCCATCGTATCGGCCGGCCCGTCGTCGGCCCCGATGGACCACCCGGATCGTGTCTCGTTGTCGATGTCCACCGTGAACGTGGCCGACAAATCGTTACCGTACCCCAACGCGCCCGTGTCCGTGCTATCCAGGTGATACACAGTGTCGCTGAAGGTGAAGGTCTGTGAAATACGGTTGCCCGTCCCACCGGCGATATCATCCGCCGTGTCATCCTCCGTTGCGCAGTAATTGATCTGTCCGTTGTTCTGCGAATTCGTGTTGTCGATACAGAACGTGCTGCTCGTACAATCGTCGCCCAGGACATTCGTTAAGGTCGCTTCGACCCCCGCCGCGCTGAGCCAGATCCCCCGCCAGCAGTTCGCGATAGTGCAGTTCTGCATCGTCACATCGCACGCCGCCCCGGAATTCACCCCGGCTGAAAACGCCGCCTGCCCTCCCTCATAGAGCAGGCAGTTGCGGAGCGTCAGATCGACAGTGGCCGAGACCACATACACCAGCCGGGTCTTGTAGCTGTCGTTATCCGGCCCCCGGACAATGCAACGATCCATCACAACGGCGTTCGAGGCGTTCACGTTGCTCACGTACACCACATCGGTATTGGCGGTGGTGGTGGGCGTGTACAGATACAAGCCCCGTAACGTGACATAATCTTCATTGATATTCAGGCACTCGTCGCCGGTGACGTGTAAATGATACGCCTTCGCATCAAGCGGGGACCCATCGTACTCCATCACAATATCGTAATCGGCGCTGGTGGTCCAGCCATTGACAGCCAGCGTGGTACTGCCTCCGTCGTTGGTGCTTTCGTCCCCCCGCCGGCAATGAAAGACAATATGGTCCGCGGCCGTCACCAAATCCTGCTCGTTGTCATCGAGCGCCGTATCGAGGGACGTATAGGCGTCCGTCCAGCTTGTTCCGTCCCCGTTTCCGCTCGCCGAAGGATCGACATAGACGTCTATTTGTGCCATTAGAACGCCACCTCCGCCACTTGCCTTAGCTGAAATCCCATGACCCAACGGTCCGCCCGACCGTCCAGTTCACACGTCGGTTCCCGATCAAATATGACTTTGTAGGCGTGGCTGTCCTGGGGATTTCTAAAGAAGAAGGGTTCGCTCTTTTTCTCTTGATAAAACGAAAAGTAGTTCGTCCTCTCGGTCCCTGAAACGTCTGGCAGGGTAAAGCTCAAAACATGAGGGGCCAGGGTGAATCGGCCCACCACCAACGGCCGTCCGCTCGCATACTGATACACCCCGGTCGCGTGCTCGTCGATTTCCTCCTTGAAATGGTCAATCACCGGCCGGGCGGTGTACCAGGGAAACCAGTTGACAAAGTTCATGATGGCACTCAAGGACGCCTGACCCGCCAGAACGCCGGCGATACAGCATTGCCCTTGAAAGAAAATTCTTCCAGACAGCCCGGACTGGCCCGCCAGCGTGCCCGACAACGGATAGCGGATATTACAAAAGGCCGAGAGCATGGACTGACCGGCCAGTGTGCCCGAGACATACACCGGACCGGTCAAGGTCGCCGTTGCACTGAAAGACGACGTTCCCGCAATCGTCCCCGCCGGAGCCATTGTGATATGCACGGCGCCGGTGAGGCCGCTCGTACCGGCCATCGTTCCCGCCAGATTGAACGGCGTGGTCACTTTGGCCGTCGCACTGAGCGTCGCCTGACCCGCAAGTGTCCCCGACACCTTGAACGCCTCCGGAGGCCCATCGTCGGCGCCGATCGACCAGCGAAGCCGTGTCCGATTGTCGATGTCCACCGTGAAGCTTGCTGAAAGGTCCGTGCCGACATCCAGCGCGCCCGCATCGGCCTCATCCAAGTGGTAGGTCGCCCCCTCGAAGGTGAACGTCTGGTTGGTGCGGTTGCCCGTCCCTGACGCCACATCGTCGGCGGTATCATCCTCGCTGGCGCAATAGTTGATGTGCCCCCAGCACTGTATCGCGTTGTAGAAAGTATAATCGTTGCTGTCCGAGCCGGTCACCAGGATATTCGTAAGCGTGGTGTCCGTCCCGTCGCTACTCAGCCAGATCCCCCGCCAACAGTTGGCCACGGTACAATTCTGCATCGTCACCGTCGGGGCCGCCGGGGCCGTCACGCCCGCCGAAAACGCCACCTGGCCGGCGTCAACAATCAGGCAGTTTCGTAGCTCGATAACCGTATCGTCATCCGCCAGTTGCACACAGCGGGATTTGTATGTCGCGTCATTCGGCCCCCGGATCACACAACGGTCCACCCCAATGGCATTGGCCGCGTTCTGTCCGTTGATATAGAGCACATTGTTGGCCGCCGTGAGACTCGTCAGGTACACATACACCCCCCGAAAGGTGACATAATCCTCCTGGCAGTTCACCGTCGCCGCCGAACCGGATGAATGTAAATGGAAGGCGTTCACATCGTGCGGGGACCCGTCGTATTCAATCAGCAGGTTGTACGCGGCGCTGGTGGTCCAGCCGTGAATGACCGTCGAGCCGGTTTGGACGTCGTTGGTCACACCGTCCCCCCGCCGACAGTGAAAGACGATATTGATCTGGGCCGAGACGAGATCCTGCTCGTTATCGTTGACCGCGATCTCCAATGACGTGTACGCATGGGTCCAACTTGTTCCGTCCCCCAGCCCGGTCGCCGAGGGATCCACATAGAGGTCCACTTGTGCCATATCAAAACGTGCCGCTGGTTTCTCGGATGAGATGAAATTCCATGAGCCAAAGACCGTCCCGGCCGTGTATTCGGCAGGTCGGCGGTTCGGCAAAGACGACCTTGTACCCTGTGGCGTCCTGGGGATTTCTGAAATAAAAGCTACGATCCCGATAGTTCCTATAGAACGAAAAATAGCTCTCCTTAACAGCCTGGGACACATAGGGCAATGCGAAAAAGAATGGCTGCGCGTCAAAGACACAGCCTTCACCGACCAGGGGCGTGCCGCTGGACACCGGGGCGATCATCGCCGTCTCGGGGCCGGGTTGATGAACAAAATCCGTCGCCCTGGGCCGTCGTGTGTACCAGGGAAACCAGTCCACAAAATTCATAATGGCACCCAGGGACGCACGGCCCGAGATCGTGCCTTTCAACAACACCCAATCAAGAAACGACGCCTCCCCGCTCAATGTCGCACGCCCGGCCAGCGTTCCGCCCATGGGCCGTTGCACGCTCAAGCGCCCCGACAGCCCCGCCGCCCCCTGGAGACGCCCGGCCACGTCCACGTCGGACAGTTCGAGGGTCACCGTTCCGGCCCACGACGAGTGACCGGCCAACGTACCGCCCACCCTATGTGTGATCGAGATCCCCCCGGACAGGCCCGATGTTCCAACGACCGCACCGGATAACTGGATGACACCGGCCGGCCCATCGTCCGCCCCAATCGACCAGACGGCCCGCGTGTCCCCGTCCAGGTCAATCGTAAAGACCGTCGCTAAGTTCTGCCCCAACCCAAAGGCCCCCGTGTCCGTCGCCGCCAAGTGATACGTCGTATCGGCAAACGTAAACGTCTGGGATGGCCGGCAATGGGAGCCGAAATGATAATTCGACGGGTCGCACGTCGCATCCTCACCCGCGCAGTAATCACAGGTGTTGTAGTTGGCCACGACCTCATTGTTCAGCACATAATCCTGATCGGCGGACGCCTTCACCAGCACATTCGTCATGGTGATATCCGTTCCGGCCTCCGTCAACCACACGCCGCGCCATGTATCCACGATCGTCACATTCTGGACCGTGACTTCGTTGTATTTCCCATTGATGCCCGCGCCGAACAGGGTCGATCCCATGTCGTAGATCAAGGTATTGCGTATCGTCAAATTCGGCAGGTTGATGCTCGCGTTGCCATAATAGCCCCGTGTGTTGTACGTGGGGTTGGACGTTCCGCGAATGACGCAGTTTTCAATCGTGCAATGATTGGCCGCCGCCACCCCCTGGTGCCCGATCCCGACCAAATTGGCCGTCTGATGTGTGCAATAGACGTAAAAGCCCCGACAGACGATAAAATCTTCGGTGAAGCCCAGGCACGACCCCCCGGACGGCTGCGTCCCTTCAATGTGAAACGCATGTTGATCGAACGGGCTGCCGTCATACTCAAAAATGGCATAATAGTCGGCGCTGGTCACATGCCCGGTAATGGACACACTGGTCGGATTGTTGCTCGCCCCGTCCCCCCGTCGGCAGTTGAACCGAAGGCACTCCTGCGCGGTGACCAAGTCGGTTTGATATTCGTAGTTCGCCGTTTCTAAATCGGTATAGGCGTCCGCCCAGCTACTTCCGTCGCCGGCGCCGGTCGCCGAGGGATCGACATACACTTCGATCATCACACCCCCTTGATAAAGATGAGCGATTTGAATTGGGCCCACGTCATACGAACCGGCTCTCGGGCGTCAAGCTTTTGAACGATCTTGTCATCGAGCAGGCTCACGTCGATATAGCGTGACTTCTGGCGGACCATGACCCGCCGCCCCGCCTGGTCTTGCCGGATCCCTTCACGCAACGCCGTCACTTCGTCCGATCCCATCAAAGGGCGTTGCCTCCGACGTCGCTGGCTGTTTTCGGCTGCAATCAGCCGCTCTTCTTCGTCGGTGTCCCCGGCCCGTTCGTCCGACGTGCGAGGCCGTTCCAGCGGACAGGTTAATGCCGCCGCCTCTTTGCTCGGAAAATCAGACACCTGGATGCACCGCAGTTTCTTGAGCTTCGCATGGACATACTGCCCGTCCCGCCCGACCGTGCAGATGTCGCCCCGCTGCAACCGCGACTCGACTTTTTCGCGATACTGTTTGCCTAAGTGGGCTTCGCTGAGTTGATGGACGGTGGCCGACTCCATCCAATGCGGCCCCCAGAAAACAAGAATATCCGCCATGGCGCACTCCTAAGCATCGTCACTGAGACGGTTCGATTTTAGTCCAGCGTCACATCCAGATCGCCCGCCTGGAAAGACACGGTGTTACCACTGGCCACCGCCTGCGATGCGTTCAGCGCGCCGCTGCCCAACATATTGCCGCCCGACAGCGCATCGAACACGGCAAAGTGCGTAAGGGTCCCCCACGACCCCGTCGCTTCGGGGAAGCTGATTTCGTTCGCATTGGACAGCGCCCCGGCCGAGGCCGTGGTCCAATCAGACGCCGCCGTGGACACCCGCGCATACGCCCCGCCCGACGGCTCCGCCAGTCCCGACGCATCCTCCCCCGGATCCGCCGTGGACAGGCCCACGTAAATCGTCGGCGGGGTATAGGCCCCCTTGCCAAACAGATGATCCAGCAATTCATTTTCCATATAGTTTGAGAAACTCATAACCATGCTCCTTGCGTAATGACTGTCGTTTTATGTTCTACCGCCTGACCGCTTGCTTGACCGCCCGGCGGAGCCTGCTGTCGGTTTCCAACGCCTGTAACGTGATGTCGATGTGCCGTTGGTCGCTGAACATATATTCCTGCTGTTTCGTGATCTCCTGGCGCACCCCGCTTTGATTGTTCATGTGGATATGGACCTCGCCGTTCGACGGGCCGCTTGCCGCCGCCTTGACGAGCGTATTCATCTGATTCGGGGTCAGTACGTGTTCGTCCCGACGCAAAATCGCCGCCATTTCATCGGAGCCCAATCCGGAATGAAAACGCGGGGCGTGCGTGAACAGCCCCGGTGACACGACGCGCTGATGGAAGTTCGTTTTTCCCATGATCCCGCCCCCGTGCGGTACATGCACCCCCGAGACGCCCGGCTGCCCCAAGCCCGGCGACGGCGCGCCGGTCGGAATCGCCGAGGACGCCCATGCGCTGACCGCCGCGCCGATCCAGTTGAACGCCGGCTGCATCGCCTGTGTCATCAACGCCTCAGCCACCATCTGATTGAGCATCCGCAGCCACGCCTGGCCGACGTCCTTAAAGAATCCCGTCATCGCATCCCGCCAGCTCGCCCCTTCCATCGTCAGCGTATCGAACGCCCCGGCCAACTCATCCCGTATCGTGAACGCGGTCTGGTACCCGATCTCGCCGAGCGTCGTCATTTCCCGCTCCACGTCCTGAAGGCCCGCTGCGAAGCCGTCCAATACAGCGTCTGAGGATCGAGCCTGCTCAATCGCCAGCTCCTCCAGCTTTCTTGCCCTGTATTCAGCCAGCACCGTGGTATCTTTAACGACTTTCTGGTATTCTTTGATTTCCTCATCCAGCACCCGTCGCCGGGCCTCGAAGCTCGCCGCGCTGCGCGCGTCCATCTCGTCATACATCCGGGCGTATGCCTGGGCGATATCCAGTGTGGTCAAGGCAGTCTGGGCCGCAAGGTTCTCTGTTTCGGCACCGACCGCGCGCGCCCCATCGGCGCCGGCCGTCTGGATCTCCGCACCAAGTGTTTGTCGCCATTGCGTGATCATCTTTTCGCCTTCATCGAGGCGGGCTTGCAGGTTGCCCTTGAAATCCTCCGTCAAATCAATCACGTCGGTCCCCGACGCCTTCGCCAGATTGTTCTCGAACGCTTGGAGTTCGGCCACCATGTCGGCCCCCAACGACTTGACGGACGCGGCCATCTTGGTCCGCGACGCCTCGATGCTATCAGCAATGGCCCGGCCGGGATCGAACTGAGCAAAAGCCAGTTGCTCCTCGATGGAGAGCTTTTGAATCTCTTTCGCCAGATCCGCAGCCAGCGCCTCGGCGCTCTTCGGTTTAACGCCGACCTGTTGATAGCCTCCCCCTTTGATCGTTCGATAGTCCGGGGTAGTGAAATCAATATCGTACCCGCGGGCGATCGACATTTTCCTCAGTTCGGACGCCGACATGCCGCTCAGATTCTTCTGAATGGCTTTGCCTCTTGCATAATCAGCGCCGGGGATCCCGGATTGCATCACGGCATCCAGCACGCCCTGCCCCAAGATCGTGCCAATCGTTTTCCACAACGGCAGGGAGACCTCGAAGGCCGTCACTATCCCCTTGCCCAGTACCGTGGTCCCGAGCCTGAAGGCTTCGAGCAGCACCTCGCCGATCCCGCTATCCTGTTTCAAGACTTCTTTGATCTGTTCGGCCATTTTCATGGCGGTATCGAAACCCGCCAGCACGTAGGCCCGGGCCCTCATCATTTCATCGCCGAACTCCCGGCCCGCCTCGCCGGCGTATTGCTTCAAGCCTTTCGAGGCCTCGATCAGATCGTTGACGATCAGCTTGCTCTCATCGAGGAAGCCTTCACCGAATTCCGCCCGCACATCCTTCACAGCGCCTTTGAGGGTCGAGACCAGGCCCTGCCACGTCAGGGCCATGCGTTCGATCCCGCCGCCGAACCGTTCCTCGAAGATCTCCATCAAGGTTCCTTGCGCGTCCCGGAACGCCTCGGTGCTCTGGCGAAAATCCTTCGCAACGCCCCGCTTATACAGCTCATCCATCATAATGCCGAGATTGCGGATGGGTTCGACTTCCATCGACTTGACGGCCCGAGCCACGTCCACGACGTTTCGGTTCATCGCCGCCGCCGCCTCCGCCACCCGCTCGACCGCTTCACCGCCCCGCACGCCAACGCTTTCCAACGCCAGCCGCGTCTCGACAATCTCATCCGGCGTGAACGGCGTCTTGACCGAAAACTCAATACTCTCGGCAAAGGCCCGGTCCGCGTCCTTTTTCGAGCGAATGACGGTCAGAAGCTGCTGCCGGAACATTTCATAGTCGCCCGCCGCGCCGATCGACGCCGCCCCGAGCGCCACCATCGACGCTTTCAGAGACGCCGTGACGCCGATCATCAATTTCAGCGGACCCAGGGCGATATTCGCCGCGCTCTTGACCGTGCTAAACGTCCGGCTCGCCGTGCTCCGAATCCCCGACAGGCCGCGCTCGACCTGTTTGGCCTTCGCCAGAAGATGGCGTGCATCAATGGCTAATTGAAGGGTTGCCATTTAAGATTTCACCTGTTCGTTGGCCCATGCGAGCCAGTCAACATCCATTGCCTTAATCAACTCGAAGGTGTCCAATCGCTCGACCTTCGAGATATCGCATATGTCAAACAATGCGACAATATCCGTCACACTCAGAGGGGACGGCCCCATGCCGTTTTGCCGGCAACGGTGGAGCTGCCAGAACAACTCCCACACGTCCTCCAGGTCCTGGAACACGTCCGGCTTATTCTCCAGGGCCGGTGTCGGCTTGCCGGCGTCGAACCGCTTTTGAAGAAACGCCACCTCTTTGCCCCACGTCAACTGCCACCGGAGGCAGTCTCTAAGTTTTTTACCGAGTCCTCGAACTGCTCTTGCCGGAACCACTCCGCTTCGCCCGCCGTTTCGACCACGAAGATATACAGCTCTCTCAGGGCCGGATTCTCGAAGAACTCCAGCGCCTTTTCGGGGCTGTAGTCAATCGTACACCCGGCTTCGTCCTGTAGATTCTCCCAGCCCACCAAAATGTGCCTGGCCACGGCCGGCTTGAGCAGATCCAACACGTCATCGGGTTCCAGCTTTCTTGCCCGTGTGCTTCTAAGGTGCTTGCCGAGTATCGCTTTTCTCGCCTGGCGGTATTTGGCATTGTTGATATTGGCGATACACAGCCGGATGCCCGCGGCAAACGGGACCCATTGCCCCTTTTCGACCTTCTCCATGTCGGCCATGATCTCTGTGATTCGGCCCATAGCGTCTGTCTCCTTTCTGGATGCGTGATGTGGGATAACGCAATTACGCGGCGAACTTGGCGATGCGGATCGTCACATCCTCGCTCGAATCCCGGAACGCCTGGAACGTGCAGGGCGTCTTGAAATCATTGCCGCCGCCCTCGCCGGCGTGCCGTCCGCTGTCCGTGACTTTGACCTCGGGCAGGTCGATGACGTAAGCGTTGCCGTCCTCATCCTCGACCACCTTGGCCAGGGACGTCGTGGTGAAGGTCAGATACTTATCGTAGAGGGTCTTGCTCTCGTAGTAGGCGTTGAAGCTCCCACTGACGTCCACCGCCCCGGCTGAAATATCGATGGTTCCGAGGTGGCCGACCTTCATCAACTCGCGAAGGTTGTTGCTGAGCGTCAAGCTAAAATCAATCACGTCGATACTCGTCTGGTTTTCGTAAATCCCGACGACGTGATCGATGGAATTCATCAGGGGATTCGTATTGACCGCATCGTACCCGCTGCCCCCGCTTTCCGTCTCGGACGTCTCGGCTTTGCCCAGGAAATCGAAGTTGCCGGTGAGAATCCCGTTGGTGGCCACATTCAAGCTGCACTGACTGACCGTGCAGCCGGTGAACAGGGCCAGCTCGTTACTCAGGTCGCTGTATGTCCGCTCGATATTGAACGATGTGTCTGTGGTCCCGTTGACAATTTGCGGCCCCATCCTGATCGTCACCGATTGCCCGGCGTTCTCATTGGTGAGCGTTCCGCCCGAGACCACGATCTTGGCGGCCGTCGCCGAGACAATTTTGAAATAGCCGTTATTGGCCGCGTTCGTGAAGCCGGATGTCTTGATCCATTGATTCGCCACCAGCGACCCAAAGCCGCTCCCGGAATCACTCAAGGAATTATCCGCACTGGCGGCGCTGATCGTGGCAGCCGGCCCGACCGTTACCAATGACGACCAGTCGCTACTCATCAGGGCGGCCACTAAAAAGTCGTCAAAGGACGCATAGCTCAACTCGAACCCAAATCCCCCGGACACGTTGACCTTCGTGCGCACCACGTCGGCGCGCTGTCGGTCCGAACGGATTTCGTTGCTCAGTGCAATTTCGGTATTTTGCTTGAAGGACTCGCTCGTGATTCTCAGGATTTGCAAGTTCGATCCGGTCTTTTGCGTGCCGAACGTCGTTTCGGCAATATAGGCCAACTGAACCCGATTGATATTACTGATCGACATCATCGTCTCCTTTGCTTACTCGTACATGGTTATCCGAACGCGTCGGCCCAAAACGGACATTCGACATTGATGTGCCATACATTCTGTTGCGTGTTCCGGCCCCGATTGACGACCGAGGGCGTTTCAAACGTCACGCCGCTGACCGTCACGGCCCGAAACGCCGAGACAATATGGCCGGCCATTGTCAGCATCGCCTTATCCCCCAGCCCCAACGGGCCGAATAATTGAGCCGTGGCCACCCCGGACGTCCGAAACCGTCGTGACGCCGGCGCCCCGATAGAGACCTGATCCGATTCGCCCGGCAAAATCGTCAACCGGCACCACATCGCATCGTCCGGGGGGGTATACTCCTGGTTGTCGTATTGCGTGGGCAAGGACCGGGCGACCTCGATGAGGGTATGGAACCGGGACCGAATCGTATTGGCCATCGTCTCGAAGCTCATCAGGCCGCCTCCCTGAACATGCCTCTTAATTCCTGGACGGTGACCGCCAACATACCGTGCGGGGCCTGCCGGCTATGGCCGTGCTCCAGATCCTCGATATAGTCCACGTTGTTCGAGATCCACACGACGTGATCGTCTTTGAGGCCGGCCATCGCCGCCCGCCCTTTCGCAATCGTCGCCGCGCCGTCGGCGTCCGTTGGGTCGAGCTGCCCGCTCGCCGGCCGTCCGATGGTCACTTGCCAGTTCCCCCGGGCGCGGCCCGTATCCACCGGCGTTTTTTGCACCAGCCGCCTCAACGCCTCCAGCACGATCTTCTTTTGCAGCGTGGTCAGCCGGTCGGGGATCGACGTGGCGAAGTCTCGAATCTCTTTATTGAACTGGATAAGTTCCCGGTCCATACCGCCTTACCTTCTGAGGAACAATTGATAAAGAGCGATGCGCTCACCGCTATACACCGGATGGACGCGCACGAGGGTCCACGTGTGCGAGTCGATGGTGACTTTCATGCCGGCGACGGGCGTGAACCCAAGATTCTCCGCCGCCAGCCCGGTCATCATATCCCCGATGCGGATCGTGTCCCCATCCACAAACGACCGCTCGACCTCATACGGCGGAATGATCGTCCTGGACTGCGTCGTCTCTGTTCCGGGGGCGCCCACCCCGGACGCCGGCGTGTAACTGCCCCCTGAAAAGACGTGAAACGTCGCCGCTTTCCCATACTCGGTCAGCAGTTCCGCGGCCAACGGCACAAATTCTGTATCCAACGCGGTCATCCCATCATCCTCGCTCGACACCCCCCCGGACCGTCAGTGCTTTTAACTGGGCACGGATGAGCGGGTAATCCTTCACCGGCGACGTGCCGCCCTGGTAGTCCACGCTTTTAGAGAGAGGGCCGAGGCCCACGCTTTCACGTTTCACAATGCCCGGCTTACTGATGTCATCGAGCAGGGTATCCCCTTCGACCACCCGCAAGGCCAGTTCCGCCGCCGCATCGGCAAGCTTTTGCGGAATGGCGTCGCTGTCATAGGCATAGTCGTCGTTGTCGTAGGCATAGCATCGCGGCCAGGCCAGCGCCTGGTCGCTATCGGCTTTGGCCCCGCGCCACCGACCCTCGTAACTCACGTCGAGATACTGCGTCGCGAGCCGCAACGCCTTCTCTTTGACGGCGTTCTCGGCCCCGCTCCAGTCCGTTGAGGCTGAATGATCGACGTGATACGCATCGGCATCGGCGACCGACACATAGCTATTGGCGTCCGCCTTGCCCGAACCATCTTCCACCACAAACGCCATGAGGGACTACTCCTGGTTGCCTGATGCCCCGGTCTCGGGGGTCCCTTCACGCTCCGCTCGAACGTCTTTGATATAATCAAGGATGTCCCGCTTCTTAGCGAGTCCGGACAGGTCGATCTTTTCCTTCTCAGCCACATCCCGAAGCTCCGGAACGGTCATCTCCTCCAACGGGGTCTCTGCAACACCGCTCGGGTTTTCTGACTCGCTTTCCACGTCGTCCACCGGCCTGTATCCTTTGATCCGCCACATCTTCAGGTCTGATACGTTGACCTTGATCTGACCGGCCGGACCGACCACTTCAATCGTTTTAAGTTTCATTGACATCCTGTGACTTCCTCACTGTATGTGTTGTTATGGCCCCCTGCCCGCCTACCCGTTGGATGTAAGGCGGACACCCTGTGATGCCATGTCCGTCTCCATGCACCCAGACGGACATCTTAACCAGCGAGCCGGCAGGCGAATCGGGGCCTGACACACTTGGCGCCGTAAAGAATGTCGAATTCCCACTTCGTCTGCTTGTACTGACGCTTGACCTCCAGACGCAAGACCAGGCCCGTGACCGGATCTCTGACCACGGCCATCTCCACGCCCGGCATGATGTCCTTCTCGAACGGAGCCGTGGCAAACGCGAACGCTTCCCTGTTGAACGCCATATTGACCGTGTGACTGGCCTTGAGCGAAATCGCTTCGTCGCCCGATAGAGCTGCCTGAAGACCCGGCGCAATACTGAGCGACGCATTGCCGGAACCATCGGCCGTGGCATCGGCCAACACCGCATAGGTTTGAGAATGCCCCGCCATCGTGATAATGTCGCCCTGGTGGTAATCGCCAGTCGTCACCGTCATTCCCTTGACGGCCAACGTATCGGTCAAATCATTCGTAGCCGCCTCATGCGCTCCATTCACCAGCGGCGTGCCGCCCGGCGTGCCCGCCGTGTGGCTGACGATGGCGTTCTCAATAAACCAGTTCATCCCGAACTTCGTGCCAATCTGAGCCAACTCGATGACGTTCTGACTGCCCGCCTTATCCGCATGGGCAAAATAGGGCAGCGCCAGCGCCTCCGCTTCCGCCATCGTGTCAATGACCGCATGTCGTCCCACTTTCGGACAAAGCTGATCGTCGAGCCTGGCATAGAGTTGCGTGGCATCCTTCGCGGCGGTTCGGTCGGTGGAATTACTGAACGGCGTTGTACCGGCCGTGCCGACAAAGCCATACACCCCATAATACTGACTGAGAATATGGGCGTTGACCGCATTCGCCAGCGCTCTGACTTTCTCCTGGACGGTCGAAGGAAGCCAGAACTTCTCTTTGGCGATCCGAGTCCGCTCCAGGTCCGTCAAATAAAAATCGGTTCCCTTCCACTGATCCAAGGTCACCTGCACGTAATCCAGGTCGGTGCCGGTCGCCTGCTTATCCTGGTGGCTGGGTGTGATATCGTACGTGCTGGCCACTTTGCTGATCGGTACGTCGATGGTCTGGCCCTTTTGTTTGGGTGCAAGCGAATACTCCTGATTCACAAGCATCGGCATCAAACAGCTCTCTCTGAGAACCATCAAGCCTCTCGCTAGAATCGTATGAGTCAACATTGTCAGTTCATTAGCCATTCTTTAACTCCTTGTACAATCGGCCTCCTAAACAATGACGGCTTTACCGGAGGCCAGTTCCTCAATATTGTCTTCGATCGCCTCTTGATCCCCTTCCTGGATCTGAATCGTGCCCCCTTTGATCTTGGGCTTGATGTCGCTTCCCGTAGCGCCGCTTCCCGTGGCGCCGCTTCCCTCAAAAGCCGGGGCGAACGTGTCCTGGTTTTTCATTTCGGCGACCAACTCCGCGATCAACATGGGCGCCGTCGATCCGGTCGCCGGACTGATACGAGGATTGCCATCCTCCCCGACAACCTCGACCACAAATCCACCCTGATCGTTCTGTCGCATCCGTGTGGCATTGAGAACATGAGGCAGCAGCAAGGTACTCGATCCTTTGTTCTCGGTGATGGCCTTGACGGCCTCCGCTTCGATCATCACTTTTTCAAGCTGCTTGATCAGCGTACTGTTCGCCTGGTCTTTCTTTCTCAGCTCGGTCTTATGCTTTTCGGTCAACTGCGTTGTAATCGCGTGGATCTGCTCCTGGACCTTATCTTCAGGCTTCCAATTGGCCATCTCCTCGACCTTCGTCAGCGCTTCCCGCGCTTTCGCAACATCCAAATCGTCGAATGCTTTGAGCTTGGTTTCCGCCGCCTCCCGCGCGGTCCGCTCCGAGCTTAAGGCCGATTTGAGGCCCTTGACGTTCTCCAGGGCGAAATCGTCCACCGCCGTGACATCGAGCAGGTACGTCCCGTCATCCTGCTTGGTGTACTCCTTCTGGATCTCTTCCGACAAACCGGTGTATGTTTCTTCCTTGACTATTGCTGCCAATGCCATGACACATTCTCCTTTGGCTTCCCGCCTTTCGAGGGGCTGTCCCAACCCCCGGGCTTCCCGCCCTGGCGCGGGCAACAAAAAAAGCGGCGCGTGTAAAGGGTGTAGGCCCCTACACGGCCGCTTGTTTTGTTCTTGCGTCACCACTCACCTGGCCGGGTGAGCCGTGAACCCGATATTCACTTGTCTGCTATGCCTTGCGGGTCACACACCCGCTCGTTTCCATCGCCCAAGGCGTCATACCCCTTCGTTCAATGTCTTGGCCAACGCCTTGAGCGTGATCGGTTTATTGTGTCGGCCAATGAACTGTTTCAACTTGAGTCGCCCTTGGCGAAACAGCGTGGCGCGGGTCTTGCCCAGGGCTTCATTTTGCACATCGACCGCCTGTTTCCTGAGCCATTGGGCATAGGTCATCGTCGCCGCCACCCGGCCGTTCATCGAGGCTCGGGTGCTGTCCGGCACCTCTTTGAGGCCCTTGATGTCCAGTTCCTTCCAGCTCTTGAGGACCGGTGTATCCGTACACCGGCACCCATAATGAAACGGAGGTCTCCGCCCGTCGCCCACCTTAAACACCTTACCGTCCAGGTTCATGCACTCCAGGCACGTTCGCGTATCGAGCGTCGCCTGGATTTGAACGGCCTTCACAACGTCGGTGTTGGCTTTATAGACTTCCTCTCTGGCCCCATGCGAGACATGACTGACGCTGGTGCGGACCACCGCCCGAAGGTGATTCCGCCTGGCGTTCAAGATCCCGTCTTTATAGTGGGCCTTTCGCGTGCCCTTGATTCTCCGGACGATCTTCTCGATCCCTTCCCCTTCGATCATGCCCATCTGGATGTGCCGATTGACCGCAAACGCCGTATCTTTGCTGAGCTTGGCAAACCAATCCTTCACGAGCGCCCCTTCCATCGGCTGCTTAATCACCAGGGCCTTGAGCATATTGGGGTTCGGAGAGACAACGTCACAGGCAATCGGCGTCGTCTGCTGTAACGTGCGAATCAGCCACGACGACTCCACCTGGCCAACATCGCGAAGCTGATCGTACAGCTTGGCCTCCATCACCTCGTATTCGGCTTTCACCAGTTCGCCGTTATGCTTGAACAACGCCCGGAGTTGTTTGTTGGTCACGGTCACGCGCTGCAGGCTCTTTTCGATGCGTTCGCGCAACGCCGGCTCCAGACGATTATTGAACTCCGCCAGAATCTCATTCACCAAGTGCGTTTTGTAGCGCTCCAGATACAGGGCGTGCCGAATGGCCCGATCCGCCACCAGCTCATTGACGGTGTGCGGCAACTCCGAGAATTTGTCATCGCCGATCGGCATGGCCTGTTAGTCCTCATCCTCGTCATTCAACCCTACCATCGCCAGGGCCGGGCCTTCGGCCTCAATCCGCTCAACTTCCTCCTCCACGTCCACGGTCTCGGATAGAATATTTCTCCGCTTGACTTCGCGCAGGAAGGTCTGCCGTGACAGCTCGCCGGCCTGCCGTATTTTGATCAAGTGCCCGATATCCTGCGCTGCCCTCAGTAGCATCGCGAAGTCGTTAAAGACATCCACCTTGAAATCGTCGGGCAACGTGACCTTGATCCATTCGGAGGCCATGACGTAGGCTCGGTACAACAGATCCTCCAGCGCCATGACCCACGCCTGAATATCGGAATTGGCCCGGGATTCGTCAATGCTCTGGCCGGTCGCCGTTTGGTTGCCGATCCTGCGAAGGAACGGCTGGAGGCCCAAGATCATCATTCGTTCCTCCAGCTTCTCGACGTCTTTCGCACCGGCCTCAATGGACTTGCCGCTGTGTTCGGCGTAACTGACCTTGGCGTTCTCGTTGGTGCTGCTGATGACCTGGTTGGGACCCAGGGCAATCTGATCCGCTTCGTCGGACGTGAATCCCAAAAGCACCAACGTCGCAACGCGGGCGTAATGCAGAATATTCCGTTGATCGCTGTCGCTTTGATAGTGAGCGAGATTCGTCTCCGCCAAATCCACCAACGGCGGCTCGGCCGTCAATACCCCCGTGGGATTGGCATACCCGGTAATCAACGGCACTTTCCCCAGGCTGTTCTCGCCTTCACTGTCCAGCACATACTCCTCGCTATCGATCTGGCGATACACCCTCCAGGCGTCTGGCTCGATCACGCGGATATATTTGACCTGTTGTTCGCCCCACCGGCCATCCGGTTCCGTATGTGTCTCGGCAATACGAATCCGCGTCAACACCGGTTGGCCGGTCTCCCTGTTCTCGACGCGCCACCCGATGAGCTGCTCGGGCCGGACCTGCACAAAGCGGGGCCGATACCCTTGATCTCTTTCCTGTTTCAGCGTCGGCTTCTTCCCGTCCTCTGATAAGGTCACTGGATAATCCACCAGGATATGTCCGATCCCCCTGTTGACAAAGTCCCAACACAGATCTTTCGCCAGTTGCCCGAGGTTCTTGCCCTGGCCGTCCACGTCATCCACCAGGCCGCCAAGCGGCTCAGGGACGTTCCCCTGAAGCGTGACCGGTTTACTGAACGGCTTGCTGACGATATTCTTGACGGTATCGCCGTAGGCGTTGAACAACACGGTATTCCGGACCCGCGCCTTATAGTGACCCGCCGTCTCTTTCTCGAATTTTGGAAGATACGTCGTACTGTTGGCCCGCATCGCCCGGCTGCCACCGAGTAAATCATCGATCAACGGCCAGTGCTGCGACATGGCATCATACGCCAGGCACGGCGTATCGACTTGGGCTTCGTTCTCTATCGCCATCATTACCCCTTTCCTGAAAACTTCATCCACATACCCGCAAACGTCAACGCGCTGGCCGTGACCGCGCTCATCACCATCAACACAACGGTCACCCACACCGGAATCAATTTCGGCAGCGCCGCTTCGATCCTGTTGATATGCTCCCACTGATCCGTGTCGCTTTGCTGGAGATTCTTGATGGCCTCCGCCACCCCGCTATGCTTTTGGCATTGCCCCTCTGTCATTCAAATCCCCTTTCTAACTCGCCTGCCGAACGGTCATGCTGTGCTGTTTCGCTAAGCACCGGTACCGCGTCTCGTCGGCAATATGATCTTCGGTGTCCGTGTCCACATCGTCGGGTTTTCGCTGATCCCTCGGCAACGCCGGCACGGTGCGGATAAAATGTCGGCATGTATCGAACACGTACAGGCCCGCGCCTTCCCGATGGGTCGCGTTCTTGAACCGTTCCCGCATCAGCTCCCACCCGTTGATCCGGCTGCCCGCCGCCTTGTTGGCCGCCAGCCAACGCACGCCGACCTTTTCCATATCGCCGGCGATTGAATTGCCATTATCCACCGCGAAGATGGAGGAATCCGCGGGGCCCGGGTGAATTCGCCGACCGAGTATCTTTTCGTAGTTTTTGATCTTTCGGGCGACCTCCACCGCCAGCTCTTTCGTCCCTTCGTCCGGCTTGCCCGTGCAGCCGTACATTTCCGAAATGCGAAACAGGTCCCCGCGTTGCGTCGGCCGGATCCGCCCACCGGCCAGCGTCACATCGCAGCCGTCCGATTCGGCCCAATAGCCCACCGAGTACGGTTTGGCGCTGCCCCAGTCGAACGAACGATCGATCCGCCACGTTCGCGGGATCTCGAACGGCTCAATCACATGCACACGCCGATCCCACACGTCATCGAACATGCCGCCGGCGACAATATCCCAACTGCCTTTGTACCATGCTTCTCGACGGGCGCCGGTCTGAGCCTTGAGCATGTTGAGGTAACCGGGATCGTTTTTCAGTAAGATCAAATTCTCGAAAATAGACCCGTGAATAGCCACTCGCTCTCTTTCATCCTCATCGACCATCACGATGCCTCTCGGCATCGGATCGATAAATCGATGCTTCACCCAGTTATGGCCCGGACCATAGGGGTTGCACGTCGCCCGGTAGTGACGGGGGACATTCGGGTCGCTCGACCGACACACCGACATCATCATCATGTACAACTCATCCGTCGGCCATGCCGTCAATTCCTCCCAACCAATCCAGGGGTATTCGTGGCCGTGGTAATTCCAGTAGTCATCCAGCCGACTCGCATAGCGGAACAACAGGATTTCGCCATCGGGGAACACCCACCGATGGTTGGATTCCTTGTAGTCCGCACCGGGAAAAATTTGATAAAACCATTTCTTTGATTTTTGAATGACTTCTTCCAGGTCCGGATACTGGCGTCGAAACAGAATCCCCCGCCATGCCGGACCGAAACCGCGGCCCACATACTGCGCATAGTCCATCAGCAAGGCATCCGTCTTGCCCGGTCCGCGGGTGCCTTCATACAGGCACTCAAAGATCGGACAGGCTAAAACCCATTGTTGACTGCCCGGCTGCGGTGCCCAGATTATGTTGGCGTCGCTTTTTCTTGCTGCGTTTTGTGTCCTTGTTGTACCCACTCTTCCCATTGCTTCCTGGTACGCTCGGGCTCGACCATCAACACGCCGGTGTTCTTGATCTGGCCACTATGCTTGATCTCCTGTTTGTTCTGCCACTTACCCTTCATGCGGTTGAACAGAATGACACAACAGGCCCCGACGTCCGCCGGAACGTGTTTCGTAATGGTCTTAACCACAACGCGCTGCGCTCCGGAGCGCCCCTGGCCCTGGGACCCCGGATTGACGACTTCCTTATGAACCTCTTCGTAATCGTACCCTACCGCTCGTTTGAGCAGGCTGTTCACACACAGCGCCGCGATATCCTGTTGGCCCTTTTGTATGAGGTCTCGAAAGTCTTGATATTGGCCTTTGTAGTGCTTCCATGTTGAGGCTCCCACGCCCAACCGTTTGGCAATACTCTGTTCGGTGTACCCGCTGCGGAGCCATCCAAGAATCAGCTCGACATTCGGCTCGATGTGCGTCTGGTATTTGGACTTGCGTCCCACGTTGCTTTTATTTTTGCCGCGTTTAGCCATACAACCGCATTAACGGCAAACCAAGGGGGGGGAACTTAAATCAGGGGCGACGGGACTTTTTCAATGCGTCCAGGAAAACATTGATTTTCGACGTTCGTTTGGCCTCTCGATACCGTCGCCTCAGCATGTTCGCATAGGTATGATGACAGTCATGATCCCTCAACGCTTTGATCACCTGGTCGGCAAACGTGAACGAAATCACCACGCCCTCCAGTGGTTCTTCCTCATCCAGCAATTTCAGATGTTCCCATAGTTGCGCATTCGTTATCGTCATGCACTCCACAAGCCGTTTGCGTTTCCACCGACCATCGGCGTACCCTCGCTTGTAGCCTTCCCTTTTGGCTTTTTCGAGGAGTTGAGCGATAGGGGTTGTTTTCGTCTTTTTCTGTTTCGACATCCATATCACTCGCTTGATAGGAGACTGGACCGACACTTCGACTTTTCCTCGACCCGAGTGACCGGCTCCACCGCCGCATCCAGGGCCTCTAAGATTTCTCCCAAAGAACGATCGGTCTGTCCTTTGACTCTCCAGGACACAATGAACGCCTCCAGGACCAGGACTTCCTCCCAGGTCAAATGGAGCAAAGAGATCGACCGACGGTCCGTGTTCAACACCCATCGGTAACTCAGATGCAATCCCACGGATAAAGCCTGCACATACAGAGACGGACTGTTTTTCGCTTGCCGCAGCGCCGATAGCAAGGCCAGGAAGTGGGCGGGTGTCATCCCGCACAGCGAAACACATTGACGGTTATCGTCAACCAAGGTCATCATAACTCCCGGTCCTCAAAACAGCGGGTATGCGGAATCGAACCGCCTTTCTCAACTGGATGTTGAGCGTGTCCCAGTGTCACCTCACCCGCATCAACCCATGCCAAATATTCCGTCGCGTACCGGGCCATCAACAGAATGGCCGTCGCGAAATTGTGGATTGTCTCCCGCGTACAGATGTCTTCCATCGCCCGAGCGATGTCGTCGTAGTGCTGAATCGCTTCGACCCACACGTCCTTGCCCGTGATATTCCACTTGCGAACCTTCTGCAGGACGTCCAGCACTTCTTCCTTCTCTTCACCCAAAAACATGATCGAAATGTGCTCGAAATTGAGCCGCGCATCAATGGCCGGCACGTCGATGCGTTCCATGTCTTCGATCATTTGCTTGCTCAGCGCCGCGTATTCCTTCGCGTCAACACCATCAATTTTACTCCAAATCGATTTCAGAACATTAAGTTGGTCCTTGCCGTTCAACGCATTATGGCTTAACTGGATGGCCCGCATCCGATCTTCCGTCAGCGGACTCAGAATTTCCATGACGTCAATAGCCTCCAGGCCGGCATCGATAGCCGCCATCGTTCGATGATTGCCGCTCAACACAATCACTTGATCTTTATTTCGATAGACCAGCGGCGTGCTACTCAAACAGCCGTCCCGCTGGATATTCAACACCAAACGCTGGTATTGCTCCGCCGGCATGAACCGAGCGTTTTCTTCCAACAGCGTCAATCCGCGGGGATCGACCCTCACGATTTTTGTTTGGAGTGTTTCGCCTGTTTTTCCCATTGCATCCATTTCTTGACGGCCTTTTCTCGCGTCCAGTTAAACTTGGACCCGTAGTTGATGATGCCTTGTTTTTTATCCCGATTGACCTCTTGAAACACACCGCGATACTTCATCGAAACGGCCTTTTGCGTTCGGGCCGTCGTCGTGAACGTTTTCCAGAACTGCCCTGTTCTTTGCCTGAGAATGTCCCCCATTGCTTTGGTCTTGGCGACGGCGCACATGAGCTTGCTGATTCGGCGATAGACATTCGACGTAACCGGGGTGTCCGTGAGCAAGTAATATTTTTCACCGTCTTTGCC